AACATCATCTTCCTGTCTAAATCCAAAGAGAAAGATGGCAAGGAAGTCATTGGTAACCTTATCAAATGTAGAGCACAAAAATCTCGATTAACTAAGGAGAATTCTCTTGTTACAACACGTCTTTACTACGACGAACGTGGACTGGACAGGTATTATGGATTACTGGAACTGGGTGAGAAGCATGGAATCATCCCAAGGAAGGGGAATCGCGTTGTATTTGGTGAATCTTCCGCTTTTCCTTCTGTGGTTCTTGCCTCTCCTGAGAAGTATTTCACAGAAGAAATAATGGCACAACTGGAAGAAGCAGCACGTAAGGAGTTTGGATATGGATCTTAAGGATTACATCAAAGTCTATGATGATGTCCTTGATCCTAACGTCTGTCGCAATGCAATCAAAGTTGCAACTGAGACAGAACCAGAACGGTGGGACCAAGATGGTCGTCCATCGTTCAACATGATCAACATCACTCTAGAAGCAGAGAAGCATAAGAAACAAGAGTGGATGAAGATCCACAATGAACTGATCTTGGCAATCAAGTATGCATCAGAGAGATACATGCTTGAACTAGATCTACGTGAGAGGTTCCCTCCCAGGAATACTATCGAACAGATCCGTCTCAAGCACTATGCTGCTAATGGTATTGACAGATTTGACAATCATGTAGATATAGGCGATCATGATAGTGCTCGTCGCTTCCTTGTCCTCTTCTTCTATCTGAATGATGTGGAAGAAGGAGGAGAAACAACCTTCACAAACTTGGATTACTCAGTAAAACCAAAGCAAGGTAGTTGTTTATTGTTCCCACCGACATGGATGTACCCCCATGCTGGTGAGAAACCAGTCAGTAATGACAAGTATATCGTCGGTACCTATCTCCATTACGTTAATGCAAATTGATACGATTGTCCTCAGTAAACTCATACTTGATGAGGAATACTGTAGAAAGGTATTGCCTTTCATCAAACAAGAATATTTTGAAGACTACACATTAAAAGTTATTTTCGACGAAATCTCTACTTACGTTGATAAATATGAGGGTTTGCCAGAGGCAACTGCGATTGCAATCGGCATTGACAAACGTCAAGATGTAAACGAATCAACCTACAAAGAAATCATTTCTTTCCTGGGTAACCTGGACAAGGATCAATACAACAAAGAATGGTTGTATGATACTACAGAGAAATGGTGTAAAGAACGTGCGATCTATCTCGCTCTCATGGAGAGTATCAAGATTGCAGATGGACAAGACAAGACACGCTCTAAGGATGCTATCCCTTCTATCATGTCGGAAGCACTTGGAGTTTGTTTTGATGATCATGTTGGACACGACTACTTACTGGACTCGAACGACAGGTATGACTACTATCACAGAAAGGAAGAAAAGATTCCCTTCGATCTCGAATATTTCAACAAGATCACAAAAGGTGGTCTCTCTAATAAAACTCTCAACATCGCTCTTGCTGGTACGGGCGTCGGGAAGTCTTTATTCATGTGCCATGTCGCTGGTGCCTGCCTCTTGCAAGGGCTCAACGTTCTCTACATTACATGTGAAATGGCAGAGGAGAAGATTGCTGAACGAATTGACGCAAACCTCCTCGACACAAACATCCAAACACTGAGTGATCCTCTGTTCTCAAGACAGAAGTATCAGAACAAGATCGATGTACTTAATCAGAAGACACAGGGTAAACTTATCATCAAGGAATACCCAACTGCATCGGCAAATGCTAACCACTTCAAGTCATTGTTGAATGAGTTATCATTGAAGAAGGGATTCAAACCCCACATTATCTTTGTAGATTACCTGAACATTTGTGCATCCTCTCGTTACAAGGGGAACATCGTTAACTCGTACACCTATGTTAAATCAATCGCTGAAGAACTCCGTGGTCTTGCTGGTGAGTTCAACGTGCCTATCGTTAGTGCTACTCAAACTACAAGATCTGGTTACGGGAACTCTGATGTTGAGTTGACTGATACCAGTGAGTCCTTCGGTCTTCCTGCAACTGCTGACATCATGTTCGCTCTTATCTCAACAGAAGAGATGGAGAACTTGAATCAGATCATGGTTAAGCAGTTGAAGAATAGATATAACGACCCCACTATGAACAAACGTTTTGTCCTAGGCATTGACAGAGCGAAGATGAGGTTGTATGATTGTGATCAAGCACAACAAAATATTGTTGACTCTGGTCAAGAAGTTGTGGACATGCCTATCAAGAAATCTTTCGCTGAACTAAAAGTATGAACAGTAATTTTACTAATGATGCCAACTCTAATGATGAAATGGCGAAGAAGGCAGAACAGTTCTCGTCTAAGACGCAGGACAAAGTTGAAAACATGGCAGCGGATGCACAAGACATTCGCGATGCTACTTACGAGAGTGCAGATGACGTTGCTAACGACGACCGAGTTAAAGACGCATATAAAACTAAGGAACGGATCAAGGAGAAGACGGCAGAAAAGCGTAAGAAGAAAAAGATCGAGAAGTTTGAAGTGGATCTTGACAAGTACATGGAGTTTGTTGATCAAACAACTTCACGTCATTCACAAACGACTGCTGATTACAAGGAACGTATTGAAGAGTTGGTTGCTGCTGGTTGCAATCTTGCCCGACTTGATACTGCTGCAAGTGGTCTTGTTGCGGAGGCAGGTGAGTTTATGGAGATCGTGAAGAAGATCAAGTTCCAAGGAAAACCCTGGGATGAAGCGAACAAAGAACACCTTCAGAAAGAACTGGGTGACATCATGTGGTATGTTGCTCAGGCAGCGATGGCATTGAACGTCCGTCTTGATGATGTGATCTATCTGAACACCATCAAACTTGCTGCTCGTTATCCGACTGGTGAGTTTACAGTTGAGCATTCTGAACATCGCAAGGCAGGTGATATTTAAGATTTGGAAATACGCCTTAGGGAGTTATTCAGATGATAAGACTGAACCCTATGACAACTACATTACTGCAGTTCGCAGTATCATTTTTGTCAGTTATCTTGTCACCAACTGTTTTATTATTAGTGGAGTAATCCGTCACTGGAACTCCGCTACCCCTGATCAATGCCAAGATCGTTCTCAAATGCCGACTCGAAGTACAAGGACAGGATATTCACCCGTTCTGGAAAGAGGAGGTTAAGTAAAGGTTTGTTATTAGTTCTTGAATTAAGTGATGCTATGGAACACCTTGGATGGGACCTGAGTAAGGTTGAGTATGAGGTTGTTACTCATCATGATGTCCCTGATAGGGATGACGGTTACATTGTTATCCGTAAGACAAACCCCGATACTTGGTACGTTAACAACAAGGATGTAAAAAATGACTGAAGACACACTGCTTTCATCACGACAATCTACTGCTCTGATGAAAAAGATTCATGATGAAATTAAAGACACCATCGCAAAACTCGGATGGGATTCATACGATGATGTGGTTGTAGAGGTAGGTGGAGCATCCGTTTATATGATTGATGGTGCTGGCACTAAGTGGGCACCTAAGAAAGGTACAGTTAAGTATAACAAAGATGCCTTCATCGTTATTAAAAATAAATCAAGGGGTTGACAACCCCCTTTTTTTATGTCATTATATATTTGTTGCCTGATCAGCAACAAGGGAGTGACCGAATAACTCTGTTGGAATTTGGCGGAGTAAAGTGATGACTTAGAGGTGGTGCTCGCTGCTGGGAACAGTAGAACCCCGACCAAGGGAAGTCATACAGTGTGACCCAAAATTTCGCTTAAGCGATTCCTCACACTTGTTGGTATGAAGTAGTCCAACCTCCCACCCTACAATAAAGCAATAAATAGGAGGGTAATCCCCTCCTTTTTTAATGGCAAGAAGTATCAAAGAGGCGTGGGCTGACTATAAACGTCACTATGCAACAGGGTTTGAGGTCAATGCAAAGAAAGACATCCCTGTGTATGATGGGTATAAGAGCACACGTAAAATAGCAACAATAAAAAAGGGGACTCCAGTGCATGTCAAACCCCTGACGGGGGAGAACTATGTCACTAAGATTGAGGTTACTTTTGATAGTGATAAGCATGGATGGATCACCACAACTGCTCTAGGAAAACCAAATGCCTCACCATCAGGTAAAAAGAAAAAGTCATGTCCGATGAAACCTCAGGACTTTGATGGGATTGCTGGTGTCAAACTAGGATTTCAGGCATACTATCGGAAAGTTCTCTCGTCAATTCAGAAACGTGACGACATGCCTATGGTTCTCAAGAACTATCTGACTGAGTTGACTGAGTATTGTATGCACCATGGTCCTGCAGAAAGACGTGAGTTGACTGAGGCATACGCAGAACTTACTAAGTCTGAGTACATCACATGTATGAAGGACATAGAGAAAGACTTCTCCGAAATCACTGCACCTCTGTGTGTATTGGAACGTGGTAGTAGTGAACTGGTAAAACTAGGATTCCCTGAACTGAACAAGACAACTGGGTCTGTATTCATTCCTACTGAGGGTAACTATGCTCTGGTAGATTTCATGCTCTATGATCAGGACGATAGAGAGTACCAGTTCTCAGTTAAGAAAATTAGTAAGACCACAAACGTAGTTAAACCTCAGGACATCATTGACCTGTTGGATAAGTCTGCTAACGCCAAGTGGGTCAAAGAATATAAACGTACCTTTGAATTCAAACTACTAAAAGTATTAGGAGACAACGGTGTTAGGGTCGGATCATTCAAAGCACTAGAACTCTGTGCGGGGGAAAGTAAGATTAGATCTCACCTGCCTGCCGATGTGCTTAACAACATTCCTAAAATGATCAAGGATGGTGACCCTAGTGAGACAGATGTAGAAGTGGCACACGAGTTGTGGTGGAAACTGGCAGAGGTGTATTATAATGATGCTATCGATTACTGGACCGCACCTAAACACTCATCAGGTATTGTTGGAATTGCTTCCCTCATCTGTCAAATCATGCTTCGTAAACTCAGCGCAGATAAAAAGTTGATTAGTTTCCGTGATGTGGTTGAAGAGTTTGTTATGCGTGAGGTCGTCTACTATAAATTTGCTGCCCCTGGTGGCATCCCAAATTTCTACATGGAAAATCATCTTAAGAACAACCTAAAACCAAATGATGATTATTACCTAAGAGAGAAGTCATCCATCGGTAACCCATACCGTGACAAAGTTGGAGTCCAACCATGAGCAAGAACACTCACCTCGAACACCTTGAGGACGACATCTTCAATAATGGATATGCTGGTGCTGTCAATGCCATCAACTTCCTATCATCCCTTCGTGACATGCTGACCACTGGTAAAGGTGGTACACAAACAAAGGTTACTGTTAAGTGGGATGGTGCACCTGCTATCTTCTGTGGTACTGACCCTGAGGTTGGTGCATTCTTTGTAGGTACAAAGTCTGTGTTTGCTAAGGGTGAACCAAAGATCTGCTATACACATGAGGATATTGATACATGGTATGGTGATCACCCTATCAAAAGCAAACTACACAAGTGCTTGACTCACTTGTCTAAGTTGCCTATTCAGGGTGTGATTCAAGGTGACCTTCTCTATACTGAGACACCACCACTGGTTACCATGGGTGGCAAGAAGTGCTATAAGTTCCGTCCTAACACCATCACATACTGTGTAGAGAAAGCAACAGGTATGGGTGCTAAGGTTGCACGTAGCAATTTGGGTATCGTATTCCATACAAAATACAATGGAGCAACGATGGCAGACATGTCTGCTTCCTTTGGTGTTGATGTTAGTGGTCTTCAGGGTGTTGCTGATGTAGCAGTCTTCTCTGCTGAGTTCCAGAACGTCAATGGAAAAGCAAACCTTACACCAACTGAACTTGTCAGGATCAACAACAGCATCAGGATTGCAAAGCAAAACCTTCTTACTGGTAAGAACTTCCTGAATGCTATTGGTGGTGGTACTAAATCATTTGATTATGCTGCTGTGTTTAAGATCTACTTTAATGATGTGATTCGTCGTGGTGTTATTCCTAGCAGTGCACAATCCATGACAGCAGGGTTTGTTAAGTTCTTAGCAAACAGATATGACAAGGAAATCTCTAAGAAAAAGACAGAGAAATCCAAGAAAGATTGGGAGAAGAAAAAGGCAGACGCCATAAATTACCTAAATACTAACAAGAGTGTAATTTATGCATCACTTTCTGGTTTCAAAAACCTGATGAATGCTAAGGAGCAGATCATCAATCGCCTGAAACGTATTGAAGGTGTTGGTACTTTTTTAGAAGATGAAAATGGTTATCGTGTTACAAGTCCTGAAGGTTTCGTTGCCATCAAGGACGGAGGAGCGGTAAAATTAGTTGACAGACTTGAGTTCTCTCGCGCCAACTTCACTGTAGCAAAAGACTGGGGATGAAATTTAAGACGTTCTTGATGGAAGCAGCAGCATCCGCTGCCAAAGCAACCACTAAAAAGAAAACTGAACAACCACAAGACAAGCACGTTGCTATCACCTTTGGTAGGTTCAATCCACCTCATGCTGGGCATGGTAAACTGCTCGATGCTGTGAAGAATCATAGTGGCGACTCTGGCAACTATCGTATCTACCCATCACGCAGTCAGGATCATAAAAAGAATCCTCTGTCTGCACATGAGAAGGTTGGATTCATGCGTCAGATGTTCCCTGACCATGAAAAGGCAATTCAAAACAATGAAGCACACAAGAATATTTTTGACATCATGCGTGACCTCAACGATGAGGGACACG